ACCAACAGTACTTGCGACTGCTGTAGCAGTATCAGCAATTACTTGTTGTTGTATTTCTTCTGGTGTAAGGAAACCTTCTGGTAATTCACCTAAATTGCTATATTGTTCTAGTTTTGCCCTATCTTCAAAATCGTTAGGGTCATATGTTCGTTCCCCAGACTGTATGGTTTTAACCCATTCAAATATTGGCATAGCACCAGTACCATACATTTTTTGAAGTTGACCTTCTTCTAATTCTGGTTTTTGTGTTGCTAATTGATAAACACCATATTTAAATAATGCATCATCATCAACAGTCTGTTCATAAGCATCTTGATTTAATACATCACCAAAAGCACCATAGATAGCATCTTTAATTTCTGGCATTTCCATTGAACTATTTGTGAAATTTAATGACCTTGCTAAACCATCACCACTTCTTGTAGATGTGCCATCTGGATTTACTGTACCTCTGACTGCCATTAATTAACCTCCAAAAAACTTACAATTATATGCAATCGGTCTGCCGTAGTTGCTTGTGCTTTTAAAATTTCACTTTCCATTATTATAAGTGGTTGTGATAATAATTCAACTGTTGTATTTGATGCGATTGATTTTGCTTTAAATACTGAAAAGACAGCATTACTTGTATTTGTTAAAGTTATATTTAAAGTATCCGTACTACCACTATCATTGCTAATCATTATACTTTTAACAATACTCTGTGTTGCTACTGGACAAGTATATATTGTTGTATTACCAGTTGAGCTTAAATCAGCCTTTTCATTTTTATAATTATTAGCCAAAGAAAAATCCCTTTGCAGTTGCTTGATTTTCTATTTCTTTACCTACAGAAAATAAACTTCTGGTAGTTTCTATTTGTTGTATTTCTAATGCTTGATTTAAATTAATTGTATATTGTATAATTGAATTAAACCTTGCTAAAAAAGCTTCAGCAGGAGCAGGAGCATTCATTAAACTTGGAGGTGTTGGTAATCTAATCATCTAAAACTATCCTCTGTTGCATTAATTCTAAAATCACCTATTGACCATTCATCATTTGTACCATTACTTGAATATTTAATGGCTATTTGTCTACCTTTTGCTCTTGTACTTACTTTTTGTGTAGATGATGTAATTGTAAATGGTCCTTTTGTAACCTCTGTTCCATTAGGATATTTTTTACATTTAAATTCAACCTTAAGATTTGTATCAGTTGTCATAGTTGCATCTGGCACAATCTTATCAATCAAATATGTTCTGTTACCAGTTTCATCAATTTCAAGTTCACCACTTTCAATAAAACAATTCATGGCATTTCCGTTATCACTGTTACCAGTTTCATGGTTATACAATTTAGCATCACCATCAAATGCAAAAGGTGTGTTTTTAAAACCTTGAGCATCTAACCAAACATTTCTATCAAGTGTACCAACAACCCACGTGTTTTCTGCATAATTATAAGTTATATAACTATCTGGTTCTGGGTTTACTGTTCCTAATGGATTGTCTACACTTACATAAAACCATGTTATTTCATTAAATTTTTTATTTTGCCCAACAAATGTTTTATCAAAATACCTTTGTTGTATTCTATCAAATAAATAATATTTTACAGTACATGGCAATTCTTGAACTGCACCATTGTATACAAAAAAGTTACTTTGACCTAACCAATAAACATTACCATCAACACTTATTGCACCATTTTTGGCTATAGCACCACAATTAACTCCTAATAATCTAAATGAAAATGTAAAAGGCGGGCCAACAAAGCTCATTCCATAAACAGCCTCATCTGTACTTATAAATGTCTCATTTTTTGTAGGTATAATTGAAACTATTTTGTTTCCTATTTCTAACCTTTGGTCGCCAGATGTATTTGTAGCTGTTGGTGTAAAATTGGTAAAATCTTCTTGGTCTGAAAATCTAACAAGCATTGGGTCTAGGGTTGTTGTACCCAAAATAGTTGTTCCTCCAACTATCAAGTGTCTATCTGGGAATGAAATTGTCATGGTTTTATTTTTTGTAGGAACACCACTAGAACCACTTATAGCAGAAACTAAAGATGCTCTATTTGTTTCTCCTGCAGAGGTATCCCAATAATATATTTGTCCATCTCTATTACTTGCTAATAAATCTTCTCCCCATAACTGTAAAGACCATTGTGTCGCTTCTAATGCAACTGTATCACTAGTTACATCTCTTGCAGTACCCCATGTACTAAGGTTCCACGTACCAACTCCCCAACCAGTAGCAGTATCAGCACTTTCTATATTCATAAAATCTGCTCTACCAATCAAATAATTTATATCTACACCTGTACCTCCACCTGTAGCACCACTTGTTGCTTGTGTAGGTGATTGTATTGAGTAAGAGTTTGAATCAATAAATGTTATTGGGTAACCATCAACTCTGTTAATAGTATCAGCAGATATACCACCGACAGCAGTTGCTTGTTCTATAAATATAAAATCGCCATTTATTGCACCATGACTATTATCTGTAATAGTAATTGTAGTTGAATTATTTGTTGTAACTAAAGGATTGCTTAAATTTGTAGATGTTTTTCTTAACGGTGTAATATCATATAATACACCAGAGTTTATTATATATAAATGATTATGTGTACCAAGTGCTATTCTATCAATTCCATCATCACTTGCCCTCCAAAAAACAGCATTTTTAGGTTTGCCTTGAGCTAATGTTGTACTAGAAGTATCAGCATTATCAAAATATACCTCTTGTTTCCAGCCACCTATTTTTGATGGATAACCATTTTTAAAACGTACTAAATTACCATCAACATAAAATGGTCCATTTTTGCCTGCAGAATATTCTGTAATATCTTTTACAATACCAGAATTTAATTTTAATAACCTATAACTCAAGTTACTATATTCCCCATTCTATCACTTAATCGCTTGGCTCTGTTAGGCACTTGTTTTGCCCACTTCGAGTCTAACATTTGAATTTTAGCTTCGTCAAAGTTTTCTTCGTTAATAGCTTTTGTCATAAGAATAAAATTGCTTAATCTTGGTCTACCTAGATTATACATCATATTTGCAATAATTAATTGAACTTCTTCTGGTTTGGTATAAAAATCATCATATAAAACTGTGCAATCATCAATTACCACTTCTATGTCTGCTTGAAAACACTCATCAACTCTTTCTTTTGTGACCTCTTGACCTATCTCGAAGTCGTTTTCTGGGTCTGTAGCATTACATAAATGACCTATTCCAAAAGTTTTATATCCCAAATGGTCTAAATACACCTCATATTTGACACCTTCATCTTTTATAAGTTCTTTTTTAAGGGTTTCAATATTCATTTATACCTCTTGTAAATCTTCAATACCTGAAAATGATGAATATTTAGAACCAGAAACATCTTCGCCTTCTTCAACTATTTGACAAGCAGGGCAAATATATTTAACTGTTTGAACTATTTCATCTTTTACAATAACTTGTTTTTGCATACTAATTTTACAAACATAACATAATTTCATTTTAATTTTGCCTTTGTTTTCTTTTAAGTTCTAATACATGTTTTCTATAAAAACAATTCCCAATCTTTAGAAAAGGCTTTGATAATCTTAACCAAAACCACATCATTTTTTCATATTTTCTCTAGCTACACCTTTTGATTTTTCAAAACTTCTCATTCCGCCTAAACCTAATAATGAAAGAGTTAAAGTCATAAGTTCAGAAGTTGCTAATTTTGGTAAGATAACTGTAGGTGCCCAAATTGCTGTTGCCCATTCTGCTATAGGCATTATAAAAAATTGAGTTAAAAGTCCTAATGCACATATCCACATAATAGCA